AGCCAAATAACAGACTTGAACTGTTGACCTACTGTTTACAAAACAGTTGCTCTATCCAGCTGAGCTAATTTGGCGTTGATAATATCAGAAATTTCTGACGGCATCAATTATAGCATAGAAGTGTGCTTCTGACTTCAGTTTACTTCTAAAAACATTACCATTGTATTCAACACTAATGTTGTTGTCAACGTCTGCAGGTACAATACCCATACGAGCAGTAAGACTTCCGTCTGCGTTTTCTCCTTCAATCAAAATGCGAGTCAGAGCAGCATTCGTCTTATCCAGGTCTTTGAAAACCTGTGTCAGAGCAGGTTCATTCCAATATTTGGAATAATCTACATCATCTTTGTTATCGTAGAACCTGTTGCGAAATGCAGATTGGACACATCGCACCGCTTCCTTATCAAGGTAAGGGAAGTAGTTTCTAACAGAGTCTGCACGAAGAGAAAACTTTGGAGAATTTGGGTTTTGAATTCTCCACTGCAGAGATTCGGTAATTACCCGTTTCTCATACTTGATCCGATCCATTGCAAATTGAGGATACTTTGCAGTCACCTCTTCCATTGTGTAAGCAAATTTAGATGCCATTAGATTAATTAGATAGTTTGGCGTTCTTCCTTGGATGTTTTGAAGTAGAGTTTGTAATACCTCTGCTTCATCTCATCCAGTATAGCATTATCCTCGTCAAATGCCATATATTTAGTGAGTTGGTAACATCCTTCTAACTCAGAAATAAGTCTAAGAATGTTGACTGATTTACGAGGCAATCCGCCGTGTGTCCAGTGAGTGTGATCAGTCATTCACGAAGGGGCCAAGGACCGAAATAGTCTTCCTTGTCAAGATCCAAATACTGATACAATGCTATATGTAGGTGCCAATAGCGAAGATACCAATCAGCAATCAGACCATACATTGGTAACTCATGGTAATCATTTTCATTTTGATGAAGCATTTGGATCAGGGTTTTTTTATCCATAGTAGGAGCGGGGGGACTTGAACCCCCACGAGATAATTCTCAACAGATTTTAAGTCTGGTGCGTCTACCGATTCCGCCACGCTCCCAGAAAAGTTGCCTAGAAGAAAGTGGCAACAAGGACAATACGTCGTTTGTCAACAGGAGGACGCATACAATGCAAACCTTCAAACAAAACAATGTCATCCTCAACAGGATAGAAAATTTTATTTGCTGAGTTAAGATTTGCAGATTGCGGAACAGTAGTCATAGGGTTGTCCTCATCAATTAACACCGTCTCACCACCTGCATCAGTGAAGTAGATAAGAATGTTTTTATGTGGGAATGGATGATCGTTGTGAGGAATGGATAAACGGCGATCCTTAGAAGGATGCACACAATTTGCGTTGAATCTCAAGAGAGAATTCACATTCAAGTTGTTAGCATCAATAATTTCTTCCAGAAGTGGATAATACTTCTGCATGAAAATAGATTGCTCTACTGGGTAATAGGTTTGACCCATACCCAACCACTTAGGACGTGCAAGAAAGGTGTGACTATAGAAAGGAATGTCCTGATAATGACCTGTATCCTTATCTTCTGGAGTTGCAGCAGGGTTATAAAACCACGGAAAATCTGCACTCAGAGTAAGAGATTTCAATTCATTATACAGAGGAGAAAATGTATTCTCCAGTCTCTCAAATTGACTCATGAATGTTGCTCTCTTGCTTGTGTATTATATATCCTTGACCCCAACGTTGTCAAGGAATTGCTTTCTAAACTCCTCAACCTCATTGACTACTTCGTCGCTGATAGGAGGACCAGATTGCATAATTGGTGCAAGAATTACAGCAGCACCATCAGGTCTTTCGATACGCCAAACGCAACGATTGCGCTCACACATATCTACCAGAAACTCAAGATACTTCTCTGCTTCTGCTTCAGTTATTCGGATAGTGTCATTCATTCTTTTACAGAAAAACAATAGGTCAACATGTCAGGATCAAGGATATCCTGAATTTCAGAAACGGTCTCAGTAAATCCTTCCAGACCCTCATCATCCCATCTCCAATTTACAACTTTGTCGTTTCCTTCGTTGTCCATGAGTTTGATCTCACGTTTGGAGAAGTTGATGAATACCTGCTCTAGGTCGGTCATTGGGTGCCTCGTTTACCCACATATCATAGCACACCGCTGGGGCGGTGTCAATTCAATTTGATCGTGGGGGCAGTCAAGACCATTGCTGCCTTGGCAGTCAGGGTCATAGCAGCACCAGCGTCAAGCGTCAGGGCAAGGGCAGCAGATGCGGTGATTGCACCCTTAGCGGTGAGAGTGATCGCTGTCTGAGTATCTGTGCTCCAACTCAGAGAGTTGGTAACCACTGCACCCAATGGGTTAGCAATGGTAAACAGTGGAGTGGTGCCAAACTGCGTGAATGTAACTGGACCACCACAGTTAACATTGAATCCCACCGTAGTTGGCAGAGAGGTTGGATTAACATTAAACTGCACACCAGATGCACCAACATTAAACATACCACCAGAGAAAACATGCTCACCGCCACTATGCTCTTGCACACCACAAACGTTGTTGTAGTTTCCACCCTGAATTTTGTGGGTGTTAGCAGAAAGAGTATATTCTGAAGCATGTAAAGCAAGACCCGCACCTTGGACCTTTACCTCAAGATCAGATCCAAAAAGCATTGTGTGCTTTTGGGGTTTTGAGTTGTCACTGGTGTCTTTACCTTTTTCATCAGTTGTGATTTTAGGTCCACCAGCAGCATGTATAAAGAATCCTCCACCAACTTCCAAATGGAAGTCACCAGCAACTTTAATACGATAATCTTCACCAACTGTAATAGCATACGTTGAGTCTACTGTCTTACAGTCGTCACCATGAGTTTCTTGAGTGAAGTTTCCTGCTTTGATAGAGTGGTCAGCAACGAAACTTGCAGTATCATCCTGCTCACCAGACTTACCCTTCTTCTTGCTCTTAGGAGTATTTTTCTTTACATATTTTTCAACTTCCTTTTCAACTTTGTCAGGATCAGTTACCCCCTGCGCTTTAAGCTCTGCTCGTGCTCTTGCTTCAGCAGCAACTTTCTGGTTAGTTTTTACAGAAATATCGGTAGATCCAGATGCAGTCTTTTTAATAGTTGCCTGCTTACCAGGGGTGCCAATATTCAAGTCATAAGCACCACTCAGATAGTTTGTCGCCTGTGTCATGTAAGGCACAGCACATTCCATGATGCCGTCAAGGAATGATGTGCCCATCTTATCGGTGCCACAATTTCCTAGTGCCTTACCAATATCAACTTCACCAAAACCATCATTATCTAACTCAGGTCCACAAGCAGTCATTCCGAAGAATGGATACCAACCCATGTTTTTATCACCACCACTAGGTCTTCTTCCACACTGTTGATCAGGAATAAGACCAATCAATGCTGTCAAGAAACCCAAAATACTGGTGAGATTCATAGCTGTTGGGTTTGCAGCAGATGCTTCTGCCATGATACCTTCACCAGACTCAACTGCCTCCAATGCAGTTTTTGCAGCATCCGCTAATTCAGTTGCTGTTTTGATCAAATCAATAATTGTCTGCAGTGTCTCGATAAGATCTTGGACATAGCAAAGAATGGAATCAAGAAGTTTCTCAAATGAGCTGATTGCTGCTTCTACGGTGCTAATTACCTGATCTAGGACTTGATCGATAATATCTGCTAATGCTCCAATAGGATCTAAGATAAAATCAATAAGTTGATCATCAATACCGCAAAGTTTATCCAAAATTGCAGCAATGAGTTTCTGCACAGCAGTCAATGTAGGTCCAGGAATCCCAAGAAAACCTACACCATCAATCACTGTTTGCAAGGTTTCAATCTGTGCTTCGATACCTTCTCTGATGGCAGCAACAACTTGAGCAAAAACTCCACTCAAAAAGTTTCTTAGTTTTGCAGTGAGTGTCTCAAAAGTAATTAACTTACCTTCAACGATATCAATAAAATCACCCTCTTCATTTTTAGTCAGATTACCTGCTGTGGTGGCAATATCTTCTACCAAGTATTGCAAACCAGTCATCAGGGTGCCCATAGGACCCTTAACGCCATTTGCCGCAGGGACTTGAGCATTTCTGGGTTTTTGTGCATTAGCAGAGCTACCAGAAATACCAGATACGTTTCCTAAGTTTGATGGTGCTCCACCTGCTCCAGGGACTTGACCATCACTAGGGACTTTAACACTATTATTGTCAGTTGGTGCTGCATAATCTGCTGTGCTGTCTGTAGCACCAAATTCGGAAGAAGCAGGGTTTGGAGCAAGATCTTTCGGAATTTCTTCGCCTGTTAATACAAACTTCCTCTTCTCATCTGCATCACCTTTATTCATGCGAAGCACACCCATGACAATGGGCATTTGTGCCGATTCTCCATCCATGAAGAATCCCATGACAATTGCGCCAGGTTGTAATTGACCTGACGATTCGCCTTGACCGTCATTACCTGCTTGGGAAGTATGCTGCAATACTGTTGCCCAAGGAATTTCTTCTGTAGGGAGTCCTTCTGCACTACCACCATTAGGATTGGTGTAATAATGAAGTACTCTACATTTTACCCGACCCAAATTCATTGGATCTGCATTATCTTCAATTTCACCTACCCACCAAAAGAATCCGTCTTTGCCAGCAAAGGCATTTGACTTCTCCTTAATAATGCCATCAAGACTCTTAGTTGCCATAACTTTTTATTAGATATTTATTGGAAAAACCTAAAATGCCAATTTTTTGGCGGGATTTTTTTCGCGGTTTTCTGTTAAACAAAAGTGAAATTATATATGGGAGATACAGGATTCGAACCTGTGACCTACTGCGTGTAAAGCAGTCACTCTACCGCTGAGTTAATCTCCCGCACAAATTTATATAGGTCCCAACCGCCAAAGACCTTATCACCATTTTCATCAACCCCTTTGTCTCTAGATTCCAAACCAACTTTAGTTAAATTGATTTCAGATATCACTTTAGCATTGCCTCTTACGATGCAATTGTCTCCGATTAACTTCCCAATCCATTGGTTGCCATCGAATGTAAATATCATATCACAATTTCCATCTCGTGTCCAGTCTAAATGATAATTTTCTACTACCACAGTATCTTCTGAGACGACTCGGATCTTATGATTTCTTTCTCGGTATGGCATGTGAGACTCGTGCCTATACCATTGCTTTGAGTGATACCCATTAGAAACTTTCTCCCAGACTATACAGACCTGGGAGAATCTAGATGGATAAGTTTGTGCCTGGTGCCAGTTGTTGTATTTACCTAACAGATAACTTTCAAATTTAGTCGTCGTACATTCTACATTCATCTGCATCAGGTTCCATCTCACAATAAAGCTCTAAAGCAGTTGGATCATGATGGTCTCCTGCTTCAATCTCTTTTTTATGATTCTCTACATATACTTCTAGCTCATGCAACTCTCCTTCGATGTGACGACGTTGCTGTGGCGATGTTGTGGGATCTTGAAGGATCTCCTTGTCCTTCTCGATGTGCTTTTCGACGCTTTCCATGGTTGGTATAGATCCGTTACTAAATTATTTATGTGACTATTCTACTTCTTTGCGCGAAGAGTGTCTCTATATACTAGCATTTCCGTATACATTTCTCTACCATCCCACTTGTGTCTGACTGCTGCAATCAAATATCTTCCACTATACTTTTTGTCTTCCATTGCTTTTTGACCCTTCACTCTATTCATAGGGATCACAATATCAACACCCTTTCCTGCATACAAATCAGTGTTTCCAGGGACAGTTAGTAAAAGTTGAATACTTTTCAGTGTTTGCACTCTTGCAAACTGATATGACTGTAAGTATGGAAGTTGCTCATACAACTTATTGTCATTCTTTCCTGCTGTAGCATCCTGCCCATCTGCAACTCTATTGGGAAGAAATGTGTGTCTAATTCTTCTGGGAGTTTTCATCAGACCTATTGTCTGATCAGAAAAAGGACCATATGGATCATACTTTGCACTCTTTCCATCTAGGTGCTCCATCTTACTCCAGAGCTCATCGACTGAGTATGTGTATGTGCTACTAGTATTCTCAGATTCAACACTAACCAAAGAGTTTGAGAGGACAGTGGGATCTAGAGCAGAAGAATGTCCTGCCCATGTGCCATTCCTAAGCCCCTCTAAGATATTCCTATCGGAAACATACTTGACAGTGTTGATTTTATACAAATCACGCTCCTCTTGTCCAGTCCTTTTCGGAGAATACACATATTGATACAATTTACACTCACCGCTAGTCTTATCAGTCTTATCATCATGCTTCTGCTTATTGATGTCAGCAATCAATCCATCAATAGATTTAAAGTTATATCCCAATCCATTTTCAAAAAACAGAAATCCATTCTGAGGATCTTTACTTTTTCCAGACTGCTTTCGGACTGATCTTTGGGCAATCCAATAGATTGTGTCAAACCATCTCCAGTTACACATAATAAATTCGTGAGAGTTATCACCCTCTTCAATAAAGCACTTTTTCTTTGTCTTCATGAATTTAGAGTTGCCACTCTCCTTACCACGCAATATTCTCTCTACAATGTCATGAGACTTATCTTCTTTATTGAATATAACTTTCGATGATCCAAATAAATTAGATCCTTCATTTGATAAAAATTCTGGTGAGCAGCACTTGATTGTATACAGATCTGTGTTATTCTGGCGAGATCTATTTTCAATGGAGTATGTCTGCAATGGATATGAAACTACCTGTTGCTGTGTTTTGTATAACAAATTCCAAATCTCATCACCTCTAAGAGAGGTAATCAAGTCAGCACTGTCCATAATGTTGATTTCTGCTTGAATACCAGCACTATTAATAGACTGTATTACATTACAGGTAACTACGAAGTCCGACAAATCGTCAGCACCATCTTTGTTTTTTACAACTTGTCCGTCACGAATAAGTTGTAAAACAAATACTGCATCTGTAGCTGCTTGTCTTTGCATTTTACTGTCCTAAAATATTATTAGAAGAATTTAATTGATCGACCAAACTTGTATCATCACTAGATCTAGGTAAAATCTGAGTGTTAACACTGGGAGTACTTAGAGACTGTGCATTCTGCATTGCCTCAGCAGACTCCCTTCTCAATTGTGCTACCGCTGCATTTTGCTTTGCAACAGTTGCGGACACTGCCGCCAGTGCTGGAGCACCCATGCCAGTATTAGTCCTCACCTCAGTATTTACATCATTAGTCTTATCAACCATTCTTCTTTGATTGTTGGTAGATGCTGGTGGTGCTCCAGGGGAAGGAGGAGCACCAGGAGATCCACTGTTTGATGACGAAGATGAAATAGATTCTGGTTTTACTGGAGTGGGTTTATCATCTCCACCTCCAGGTCTAAAGTGCATTGGAGCAGTGCCAAGGGCATCACCAAATCCCATCTTTTCCATGACTTCAGCATTTTTTGGATCAAATGCCTTATTCAGGTCAAATCCATCAGTCTTAATTCCTGTGCTAAAGGACTCAGAAACATTCGGATTGAATGGGAGCGAAGTGCCTGCACTGAATAAATTACCAGCTGAGAAAGCAGATCCAAATGCCGTGCCTTCCAGCATGTTTGCTCCACCTCCACTAACACCAGGAGATATTGGAGATTCTCCAGGAGCTCTGCCAGCAAAAGTATCTTTAAACTGTTGGATATCTTCATCACTAATATCTGCACCCATTGCCTTAGCAAAAGAAGCAAGTCCTCCAGCAAACTCACTCATAATATTATCTGCGGTCAATTTAGTTTTCTGAGGTGCTGCTTGTGGACCTGGGATTGGCTCACCAGTTACAGGATCAATTTGAGCATCTTCCGCTCTTATGACTTGTTGACCAGTTGTGACCCCACCAGCAATACCAAATTCCTTTTTCTTTGCCGCAATTCTACCTGCTAATTCATTAATGGTTATCTTTCCATCTGGATTTTCAACTTTACCTGTTGCTGGGTTGTAACCATCCAATCCTGCGTTGGCATCATACCATCCCTTCACTTTAGCTGCAGAAAATCCTTCGACACCCGTGCCATCTTTAGTTGCAATAATTGTATCTGCAGGATCTCCTGCAAATGCTGGTAAGAATGTAGAAACATAAACATGACCAGTAGAAACCATTCCACGAGAATCTTTTGGTGCCTTATCAAAACTTGGTTTCAAAAACTTCTCAATGAAAGGTAACTGCTCTAAACCACTAGCAGTCCTCAACCATGAGAATGGTTTACCTGTGTTTAGTCCAGACCAAGTGTCGGGTTTGAATTGAATTAAACCTGTTGCACCACCAGAATGAGCTTTGTTTGGATAGAGACCAGATTCCGATGCCATCTTACCAAGCATGTCAGATGGGTCACACTTCAATCTCTTGCACATCTCTACTAGTGCTGCAATAAATTCAGGTGATGTCCTTTCTTTAGCAGCGCCAGTTAGTTGAAGTTTAGAAGTCTGTGTCCTTACTTGAGTGGAGGTATTACCATCACCTTTAGCACCCCTGGGATGACTGAGGACACTTACTTCCTTAGTTCTTGATCCATATACACTACCGATAGGTTTGCCCTTGTATTTGTCATCATATTGCCAGTAACCACTCCATAATTTTTTACCACCTTCTTGGGCAATAGCAGAGTCATTTCCAGATGATCCACCACTATAATCCCAACCTTTAGTTGTGCTGAAAACTAATGCACCAGTAGGCACAAGTCCTTTTACAACCGCATCTCCCCACTGTTGATATGTCAGAGAGTTTGATGTGACACTTCCATATGGAGATGAAATGGATCTACTTTTTCCAAGACCAGGAATAGGACCCCAACCATAATTTTTGATGACCTGTGCCATCAATCCTCTAGGATTGTTGCGATCATTACCAGTAGTTACATAGTCACTTACATTTCCGAAGTTGACACCATGTTTTTCAGCAGTCTTAAGCACACCAGTTGTGCATGTGCCATCTTGTGCGTAGTCACCATTGGGATGTCTATACTTCTTACCATACTTTGCGAAGTCAAACTTATCCATCTCACCGCCAGCGGCAAATTTACGAATTCCTCGCTTTTCCTTTAATGCCAGCATTTGATCTGCATTGGACTGCTTATCAGTCCCTGCAAACATACCACCAAGATTATATCCTGCTGATGCTGCTTGATTCATCCGTAAACCTGTTAGGTTTGGATTGCCCCTAGTTGCAGGAGTATCAACGGGAATTACAAATCCACCATTTGCTTTCTGAGCAACATATTCCTTACCATGACCAATGAATGCAGTAGTCCTACCACCATCCATTGATACAGGATAACCTGTTTGTGGTCCGTTGATCCAACCACCACCTGCACGGAGGGGAAGTCCACCGCCACTAGATCTAGACAGTCCTGCCTGTAGTGCATCTCTGCTAGCGGTAAGAGCACCACCGACCTGTTGAGCTTGCTCATTGGTCTGCAAAAAGTTTGTTGTTGCTTGTTTTGCTTCCGAAGCTTTTTCTTTTATTTCCTCTTTGTTATCGATTGCACCCTTAATTAAAAGTCCAGCACCAACAATCAACCCAAGTTTACTTGCTCTTCTTAAAAGAGTATTCTTGGAGTTGAGAATATTTTTATTGAGGAATGATAATGCACTACCAAGATCGTTAACGATCTTCATAGGATTCTTTAAATAGCGAATCGCTAAGAATCCTATAGCAAAACTTTGTAACCTCCGCATCGCTGCGCCAAACTTCTCGCCTGGGGTTGCATCCTCAGACAGCAAAGTGTACAGATCGTCTACTAATTCCTTAGTCTGTTTAGTAATAAACTTAGTGATTGCCTTCAAGGCATCTACAATGACTGTGATTGTAGTTTTAATTTTATCTCTATTCTCTTCTTTAGATAACCAATCCAAAGCAGCAATACCAATACCAAATCCAATAGTACTCTTAAGGAAATTCATCAGAGCTTCCAAGAATCCTATCTTAGGGAGAGATAGTTTTGGTGTTGCTACAGCACCACCACCTTCTTTCTTTACAGGTCCCTTTCTAGTTGTATATTGTGCTTCAAATTTAGGTTTTTCTGCTTTTGTTTGAGCAAGTTGTTTTGCCTGATTGTCTCTATAATCTTTTAGGACTGCAGCAAGACTATTGACAGTAGTGCCAAGATTATTGATTGCAGTTTGCTGCTCTTTGAGTGCTGTAACTAACTCCTTCTCTTGCTTAGGAGCATCCTTGTCTACCCTAACTCTTGTAGTGATAAACTTATATGGTTTAATTTTTGCGGACTTCTTTACTGCTACCACGGATTACTGCTCCAAGAGAGGCGATTCTGATACAAACAGGTTAGACATATCTCTATTTATTATGACTGGAGTAGTGATGGGCACAGGCATTTCGATGACAAAAGGTATTGTCTCTGATGAATGGAAGTTTAAATCCATAGCATAAGTTTTAGAGAAATCTAACTTACCAATCGTTTGTAACTTAAGATCATCTGCAAATCCACTCTTGGCAGCATCCATAAAATTAACCTTGGGGGTAGTCTCTTCAGCACCCTCAGGTATAATTTGATTACCTTTCTCATCGAATGAAACATTAAGGTCACCAATGTTTAAGATATCCTCACCAGGCTTACCACCTGCCAGTGTATTAGCAAAATCTTTGAGCATACCAGGCAATGACTCAAAGAATTTCTTCGGCGGCGGAGGTGGAGGTGGTGGGACTGGTGCTCCAGTTGGAGATCCAGTTGGTTGTGGAGATGAAGAATCTGAAGGAGCAGTTACAGTTGTGTCACCCTCGCCAGTAATTGTAGGGATGTTACCTTTAGCACCTGCCTTAATTGCATTGGCAATCTTAGATGCTTCTCTATTAATAAATGCCTGAGGACCATCTAAAATATTCTGATTTAATGGTGCAACTTCCAGGAGTGATGACAAGGTGTTTCTATTGACAGCGCCAAGATCATCTTTTTGCGCTGGGTGAATACCATATGCAGAATTTAAAGCGTTGAGGAATCCATTCTCTTTACCCCGTGCTGCCATGTTTGGGTTCATGCCCATCATGCCAGGCTTACCCATTGGTGTGGGTGCATCCATATGGATCTCAACTGTTGTGATGCCAGCAGAGTTATCAGCATCAATTCTA